TTTTAGTTTTTAAATCATGAAAAGTATCAAAGAAGTTATATATATTTTTACTATCGGTTTCACTTCCATTTAATATGGTTGGTTGATTAATTTCTAAATGAGGGTAAGCTTCAATCATTTTATCAAACACTGATCTTTTAATTAACATACATCCAGTAGGTGCATGAGTTACTTCCATAACATTATTTTGAACAGTTATATTATTAGTGTCTTTTACTTTTATTGGATAAGTAAATCCTAATGTTTCAAGTTCCGTTGCATTTGTTGATTCTTTACTTAATCTCTTTATCTTATCCCAATTTAAAGTCTTCATTGGATATGGAATAGCTATTACCTCTTTATCTAATGCTATCATCTCAAATATACTTTCTGGAGAAAAATTAATATCTGAATCAATAAATAACATATGAGTATAATTATGTTTCTCATTTAAAAATGCAGCGACACACATATTTCTACCCTGTGTAACTAAAGAAGATTTTAATATTGTAAAACTAACTATTATACCTTTTAACATACAAACCTTTTGAAACTCTAATAGGGCTTGTGTGTAATGCATTGATACTTCAGAATGCACTGGAGTACATACCATTATAGAAATATTTTTTTTTAAATCAGTATTAGTTGGTTCTTCTTTTTTAAACCAAATAGGTTTACTTGGATCTTGCATTCAATGCTCCTTCTAAAAATTTACTCCAGGCATAACCAATTTTATTCCAGTTGTAAAATCTGTTTGTATAATCTATTTGCATATCTAAATGTTGTCTTATTGCAGGATGATCCAAGGTCCCTGCTGCATGTTCAATTGCATATGCAAACTTGTGCGCTAAACTTGTAAATGATTTTTCATACGGAACATATGTAATAAACTCTGCACCTGTTTCATATAGAGCACCATAATCAGTTGTAATACAATATAGTCCTGCAGCCATTGCCTCAAGCGCTGATATACAAAATGTTTCTTCCCAGATACTTGGAAATGCAAAGATGTGATATTTATGTAAGTTCTCTCTAATATATTCATGTGGTTTATAACCAATATAATTTACATTAGGTAATGATTTAGCTTGGTCATATAATTCTTTATAGGTATCATCATTTGCTTGTTTAAAAGCATCTCCATAAACTTCAGTTGAAGAATAAACATCTAAACTAATAAGAGGATTTTTAACAAGTTGCATTGCAGCTAGAATTACATTCAAGCCTCTCCACGGAGTTGGGTGGAATATTAATTTAATAGGTTCCCCTTTAACATGTCTTGTTCTTGGAACTATTGGTACTACTCCATTTTTAATAACAATAGATTTATGAGTTGGTATATCAAAGTACATTCTAAACTTTTCATAGTTCCAATGAGAATTAAATACGTACCAATCGTACTTGTCGTGATTTGATTTGTCCTTGAACCAAGGCGCTAAATTTGGTTGATCGTATGAATTTTTTTGCCAAAGGATATTTAATTTAGTTGGATCTATTGGAACTTTACCTGGAACAGATGTGCAGATCTGTACTTGATCTAATAATTCTTTAGATACGTGTTTTTCTAAAAATTCAAATTGTAATTCGGTTCCACCTCTAGGTTTCATTTTTCACTCATAAATTTCTTAAACATTTCTAATCCTTTATTAGTAACTTTAACTATAACATCACGACTAATGTCTTGTGTGTCAACGTTAGCAGCTTTAAGTTCCTCTTCGTTTTTATAAACTTGACCTGTTTTTTTATTCTTTATTATTGTTACTGTTTCAGTTTCAATATTATATTCTTTATTGTCCATTCTGGTCGTCTCTATTTATTTCTAGTATTGCTACAGTTGCACTTATACCAGAAACATTAGAACTTTCAAGTCTTATGGTATCTGTCTCTTCAAGAACAATAGGACCTTTTGCTAAATTACAAATAGTAGGACCTGTTATAGAAGCATAAGCTATTTGAAAAATTGTTGATACTGAATCATCACTTATAGATACTTTTAATATTTTACTTCCTGATTCATTAGTTACTTGTATATTTTGAATGATAGCATTAGCATTTGATGGGCATGTATATACCGTTACAGCAGCTGTAGTGCTTGGATCATAGAATGCATTTTTATATACGTTAGCCATAGTTAAATTATGTTAAATCAAACCATTTTAATAAACCAGATACATCTCCATTAGCTGTTCCTGGTCTTACACCCAATGTTAAAGTATCTGACACACCTGCAATAGTTTGTCCAAGTTGATTTGCAAATGCTATAAAATCACCTCCTAAAGTAAATGGAGCAGTTTTACCCCCTAGATACCCTCCGGCAACTCTTGTACCAGTTGAAGTTAAATCAACTGTAGTTAAATCATATTGTACATTATCACTAAAATTTGTATATGAAAACGCTGAAGATGGTGTGGCATTAATAAATAATCCCCATTCAAAATCTCCATTAGATATATTTAAAATATCTACTCCTGCAGGAACAATAACTGCATAAGGTCTTGATGCTCTAATTCTAATTGTTGCAATATTATAATAAGTATTTGCTGTAGGTAAATTTACACCTGCACTAACAGTTCCTGTTCCAATCATTTCTTCTAATCCTTGCGGAGAATACCCACCTTCAGAAATACAAGAAGAACATATTTGTTGTAATGTATAAGTACCCGCTGTTAATGTTCCAGCTCTTTCAATTTCATAACGAATTGGAAGATTGGCTGTTTGCATATAAACAGTTGTTAAACTATTAGCATTATAAAAAGTATGTGCTGTAATTAATTGACCATTAATAACAAATCCAACTCTAACAGATCCAACACCTAACCATTCAATATCTATAAATAATATATTTGACGTTGCTGCATCTAATGTAAATCCACTAAGACCTGTTCCATTTAACTTATCACCATTCCAACTAGATTGTGATATTTCAGTATCAACTGCGGCACCTGATGTATAAGTACGTCTTACTATTTTAAGTGTTGTTCCATCTGCTGTAAAAAATATTCCATTATTAGCATCAAATAATCCAACCTTTTGTTTTAAGTTTGCAGTCAAAGTATTCATTACAAATGTATTAAAAATAAGTAATGACTTACCAGGTTGATAAGACATAACTCTTTTAGATTGCCTTATTGTTTTAGATCCCGCTGCCTCCGTTACATTTAAATTAACTGTAGATTTATTAGCTGTATAAGTAACACTTCCACCATTTGCAGTTGATGGATCAAATAAACTATTCTGTGACATTATATTCTTACTGTCAAAGATTGTAAGCGGGTTTGATACTCTTAATCTTCCGAATGCATCAACATTATTACCACCGATTGTAATTAACTGACCATTACCAACATTTATATTTTCACAACTCATTAGCAGCCAAACCTCATGTTAAACCATGTAAATCTTTGTAACTCTTGTCTTAAATCTTCTTGGAAAGAAAAGTTTAATTGATCTTTTAATGTTTCTAATGCTTGTAGAATTTGTCTTTGATTTTCAGCAGAATATTCTTGACTTGGTTCTGGTATATACGTTGTAATTTTTGCCATTATCTTCTTCCATCAGGTTGAATATCTACTCTAAATAATCCATATCTCCAGTTTTCATCTGTTGAATCATTTTCTACTTTAATACTCATTAATCTATTTCTTGCTCTAGTATCTATCTTAGTTGTAGATGAAGTTACAGTGTATGGCCCCAACATCTGACTATTTTGTGTTTGAGAGGGATAACTTCTTAATAATAATGTTACTTTAGCATTTCCGGTAAGTATCTTAAAGTCTGGTATAAATCTATTTATCTTCATTAAAAACTGACCATCTCCCTCTATGTCTAAATCAAAGTCTCCAGATTCAATGTAAGCAGGAATAGCTGTTTTAACTCCAAGTGCACTTACATCATTAACACCTGTTTCATGTTCATAATATTCTGAAGATCCAAAAGTATTAGTTACACCATTGATAGTTGGAAATGTTGGAGTTGTTGTTGGTAAGTATTTTGTTGCATAAGGTTTATCAAATGTTTGAGCATCTGAATAAGTTGTTCTAGATAATGACATTGTAGTCCAAGTATTTTCAACAAAGTTATAAACTACTGATCTATTAATTTGAGATTCTCCCGCAGTTGGATAAAACCAAACTATTTCATTATATAAACTATTATGAGAACCGTAGATAATGTCTGCCGCATTATAATTTATACCTAAATTATCTCCTCCAGTTGTAAATACAAAATCTTCAACAAGAGAGGGTAATTGTTTAACAGTACCATCATAGACAAAGAATCCACCACCAAATCCCATCCAGAATACAGCACCTTGTGCAAAGACGATTGAATGTTGACCAATACATCCACAGTTTGTACCCACCTGTCTTATTGAAAAGACAAAGGGAGGTCCAACGAACTGCATCACATAAGCTGCTTGATCCGTTAAAATAAATATATAATCCTTACCTTGTACAGCTCCGACAATAAAATTACCTGTATCTAATCTAAATGTACCTGCTGTATT